AAATTCATTTAGGATTCCTACTACCTGTCGCTCGTAACTTGCACCTTTGGTTCTGCTGTTGATTGGCATCACTGGAGTATAGCACCAAAAAAAAAATAAAATAAAATTTTGTACAAATTAATAAAGTCGAATTATAAAAATTTATAAAATTTTTTTACCATAATTTTTTTTGGATATTGAATGTGGCAAACCCAGCTATAGCTATAACTGTCGCGCCAGTTGCGCTCAAGGGGGTGTAGGGGGTAACCCCTTAATCCTGTCAGCCAAAAAGCCCATTCCCATAGGGTTCCTAACGCTGACGCGAGAACCAGAAGAAAAACCTTTGACTAGCTCTGCACAGGGCGTTGCACATTTTAATAAAGAGTTGCACAGAGTTACACTAGCGCAAGCTATTGATTTCATTACAGTTTTTTTAAAATTGGGCAATTTTTCCCAGATTTGGGGAGCGCAGTGGGCGAGGCGCTCATCGCTTAGTTATTTAATTATAAATCTTTAGTTGAATAAGTCTCAGTGTTTGCACCTAACAATTTGCTCAGTCTTTCCTTGATGTCATCTTTGTTCATGCTCTCAATGTTAGCGTTAATGTTTATGTTCTGCGATCTATTCACAGATAAACCAGCCAGTTGATTTAACTCTTTGATGGCTGACACTGACGCATTGAACTGCCCAGATTCGTAGGCATTCTCTGCTATCTTCCACAACATTGTGCCAGTTTTCGCTGGCGTGATGGCGTACTTCTCAGCCAACTCATCTTGTTTAATCTTGATAGCCTTCGTCACATTTGGGAAATCTTTCCCATTTAACATCTTGTTAGCAGCTACTGCTGGGAACTCATACTTGGCTCGCCTCGCTGCTTCTGTCTGGCTACAACTTCCTTCAGTGTAATACCAAACAAATGCTGACTGCATTCCAGTCAAGCCATACTCTGGATCTTTATCAAAATTACTGGGAGCATCCACTAATTTCTTTTTATCTTTCTTAGGTCTAGCCATCAGTTTACTTTCTTCACTTGATAGTTAAATTCATCAACACTGTTGAACACATACTTATTATTGTTAGCGTCTACGCCAACCACTTGCTTGTTGTTTATCTTGTTAATCTTCTTCAGTGCTATTGTCATATGTTGTGAACCATTAGGAAATGTCCTGTCACCATTTAAGAATACACTAACATGATACTCTTTTCTGCAAAGATTTCTTAGATACTCTTTGATCTTATTCATTACTCTCTCCTTTTATTGGCGCTCCATTTGCATCATAACTCCAATTATCCTCACGTTCCCAGAAAGTTCCTTTACGCCATTCATCACCTACAATGACACCACTATCCATATTAACCTCTGGGTACATGCTATTGAAAATTTTGTTTGCCTGTTTATGGCTCAATGGTTTCTGGTTATATTGAAACCTTTCTTTGTTATTCATCTGCTTCCATCTATCAAAATTACCTTCTCTTGATTGTTCGTTATTGTATTCAAATTTATCCATATCATTTCCTTATCTAATTAAACCAACAGGGTAGGGTGTAGAGTGTACAGTTATAAAACATTTACTGTAGTCATAATACCTATAACGCTATTCTATACTGTTATACTATATATTATTATTATTATAATAGTATCTACCTAACACTACCTAATAGCAAAAACCTTCATTCTTCAGTACCTTCGTCATAGGTAGGCATGTCATTACTGCACCCTATTTTGCCACCCTCTGCCCTTAATTTCGCCCGGTAAACCTCAACAAATGCTTCGCAACTTGGGCAAGTTAAACTTGTGACCATATCGTAATGTTCATTTTCTCCTTCTTCAAGGGCATGGTCGCCACCCCAAATCACCCTCATATTGCAATGCCAACACCTCATTTTTTCACCAATTGCATGCCATAATCAATCACTATAACCATTATTAAATGGACTGTAAGATGTTTCATCTGATACTTTGGTGTAACTTAAATCATACACTTTTTTGCCATTGGTTCTTCTGGGTTCCACCCCTTTTTGATGCAACACTCTGTTGGCATCTTTAAAGTCTGGCATTCTGGGATTGTTAATGCCTAAATCTCTTAACAGTTTTGTCATTTGTACAGGTGCGGTCACCTTACTATCAAACTCAACATGTTCTAAGATCAAATCTTCTACACTACTCTGGGTTCTATAACCTTCGTTACTGTCCTGAAGTAACTCCCTTTCGTCAGGGGATAGGAACCAATTCTTTTGCCCAGCGACATACAAAGTTTCCTTCACCTCAGCCCAGACTTGTTGCATGTCTAAGCCATGATTGAAATTGATCCCTTTAGTTGAAACTACCCAGAATCTGCGATTGCCAGTGCTGTCAGTTAGAAATTCTCGCCCATTGACTGATGCAAAGAATGCAGTGCGTCTTTGGTAAGTGGTAAATGCTCTATCATAGGGCAATCTTAGTTCATCTGTCTTTGCTGTCACAAAGGCTTTGAGTTGATCTATGTCTGACTTCTTAAAGGTAGACTCAATCTCTCCTAGTTCCACTATCCAATGACTGACTGCTCTTTTTACGCTGTCCTTGTCACTTGGGTTAAGCGTTGCGCCTTCTAACAACCAGCCTTTATTGTAATCACATAAGCGTTTGAACCATAAGGTTTTACCTAGACCTTGCGCTCCTTGGAACACCAGTATGCCTTCCAATTCAACTCCATTTGGCTCATAAGCAGCTGCCACACAACTAATTAACCATTTCCTGAGCAACATGTCTTTCAGAACATCAGAGTTTCTGGACTCTATGGTATTTAGGAAATCTTGTAAGCGGGTTTTTTTATCCCAAGGCTTACTATCAATCCATTCCACCACTGGGTTGTATTCCTTAGCCAGTATCTTGAGATAATCCCTAACTCTGGTGTGTGGCACTCCAGTTAGTATGCATCTATCCTCAATCTCTACCAAGCTGGCTTCTTCTTTCATGTCAGCGATGAACTTCATGTTGGGTATCTCAATTTCCATCTTTTTCTTAATCACATTGTAATTAACATTGATGGAATTCATTTTCATAACAGCTTGCACATTGTCTTTGATGTTAAGCATTCTGCCTTTCTCTGATTTGACAAAATCAACCTCAGTATTCATATCCAAGACTTGCAATGGCGGTAATACTTCACCCTCAATGGCATTAACATGGTCATTGTAATCGCCTTGGGTTTCTGGCATCAGAACTTCAGCTCTGCCTTTATTTTTAATAATATGTTTACAGGCTTTCTTGGCTTCTTTCTCACCTGTCTTAGAATCATCGTTATCTGCGATAAAGATAAACTTCCTGTCACTTAGTGTTGGTACTTTGAACACATTCTCAGCCACTGGCAGTAAATTGTAAGCATCAAATGCCACAAACACTGGTTGCTCCATATCTTTATAAACAGACGCTGCGGTAGCATAACCTTCACAAAAATAAATTTTGTCTGAGGTCTTTAGAATCTCTTGTCCAAGAATAAAAAAGCTCCCGCTTTTTTTGGAACCAGTAAGGAAAAGTTTTTTGCCTTTTTCGTCTATGTATTGCAAACCTACAATAGATAAGTTTGAATCTATCAGTGGGATAACTAAACGCCCTTTATCGTCAATTTTGAGCTTATAGGCTAAGACTTTTTTGTTTTCTAAGTAAGGATGAACCTCACAATCTTTATAAGACTCCCAGAGAGACTGAGAGCGTTTGGCTGCCTTGCTATACTTCTCAGCTTTCTTAATCTCAACTTCAGCTTGTAATCGCGTAATTTCTTCACGTTCAGCTTTGGTGATAGTCTGTCGTTTCCTGTTCTCAGGTTTCCAGATCGCTGTAGGCTGGTCCATTGAGACTCTGTAATCACCAATCCTACCAAAAGGTACAGATTGATCTAGCCACAATTGATACCAGCCTGACAGCTTTCTTTCGCCACCTAAATTGACGTAAGCTCTACCTATGCTGCCATCAATCACCAAACCTTTCTTTTTGTCTGGTTCCATGCCATTTTCTGTCATGAAACCTAAAAATTGTTGCTGTGCGTCAGAGGTTAGGGGTCTATCAAAACTTTTCACCTCTGGGCGTGAAATCTTTAATGCCATAATTTATCATCACTATTGTTAAATTTCTAAAAAGATGTATAATCATATAAAAATTAATAACAATAAGCAAACTTAAAATAATGGAGAAAGAAAATGGCTTTAAAAATTAGTGCAGAGAATACTGACTTTGAAGTATTAGAAGCTGGTGAGCATGTAGGTGTATGCTACAAGATAATTGATGCTGGAACCAGAGAAGAAACATGGAAAGATAATCCACCAAAGAAACGCAAATCAATATTTGTAACTTGGGAAGTTCCTTCACAACCACTGGCTGATGGTAGACCCTTCAGTATCAGTAAGAAGTACACTGCATCACTCAACGAAAACGCAACCCTATATAAAGATTTAGTGACATGGCGTGGCAGACCTTTTAGTAATGAAGATTTAAAAGGTTTTGATGTAAGTAAGATGATTGGTGCGCCAGCGATGTTACATGTTGAACACACTGATGAAGGTAGAGCCAGAATAAAAGCTATCTTTAAGCCAGATAATTTCAAGATAACTGAGACTGTTAATCCACCTGTCATTTTTGATTTAGATTTTTACTGTAATCATTTCAATGGTAAGAGTGATGCTGAGTCACAAAAAATGGTTGAAGCGTTTGAAACTATTCCAGAATGGCAACAAGGATTAATCCATGAAAGTTTTGAGTACATGGCTGCCATTAAAAATGCACCAGCAGTACAACCACAACCTACAGCATCTGCTGGGTTAAGTGGTTTAGTTGAGGAATCTACTGACGAGGTTGAGATTCCATTTTAGTTTAACAGGTCAGGAGCAACCTTTTATCATCACTTTCTCCTACAACCCAAGGTTGTTTCTGACCGATTTTTATAGGTAACATAATGAGTGATGAGATTAATTATCCTGAGCATTACACTCAGGAAAAAGTAGAATGTATTGATTACATCAAACAACAGCTTGGTGATAATTTTAAATATCATTTAGAAGCATGTGTGGTGAAATACATTCATCGCCATAAACATAAAAATAATTCAATTACTGATTTAAAGAAAGCGCAGTGGTACTTGCAAAAGTTAATTGATGAGCATTGCCAAGATTATGATGCAAGCGAACAACTGGGCAAAGAAATTTATTCTGGACAATTTTTAGGTGAGGATGATAAATGAAATTTGAAGTGGGTGTGATAGAAGATTTACCTTTTGAGGAATACAATGAGATACCAGCGTATCGCGCTTCTGATTTAAAAGAAGCTGACCGCTGTATGTTTACATGGAAAAACAAAAAAGGTTTTAGTGAATCACCAGCGTTACTTGAAGGTAGGGTACAACACACAATATTTCTTGAGCTACATAACTTTGATAAAGAGTTTGTTATCTCACCTAAGTTTGATCGTAGAACTAAACTAGGTAAACAAGAGTGTGAGGATTTTGAAAATAGCATAGGTAATCGCACTGCCATTACACAAACCATGTATGACAATTGTATGGATCGCAGAGAAGTGGTGAGTAAGTTCATACCCAAGCCAGAACACAAAGTTGAGCTGACAGTTTGTTTTATGTGGAATGGTCACCCATTTAAATCACGTTTAGATTGGTATGATGGCGTTAGACCTTGGGATTTAAAAACCTGTCGTGATGGTTCACCAAGAGGTTTTAGAAGTGCCATCAATGGCTTTAGATATTATATGCAAGCAGCTTTGTATGTCGATGCATGTAGAGCTGTTGGTTTGCCAGCTGATGGCTTTTCATTCTTAGCACAAGAAAAGTTACATCCATATCCATATGCTGTTTATGATTTAACACCTGAAGCATTGGCTTATGGTCAATCTAAAAATGAACAAGCACTTAGTAAAATTCTTACAGCAAAAGAAAATGGTATCTATGAACCATATAATATATCAGGTGTGCAAACTATTGATTTAGATCAATTATGGTAAACCATTTTGCATAAGATATTCTGTTCTGGACCTGTCATACAACCAAAAAACTAATAAATATCTATCGCCTGATTGCACTGGCAATCCTTTGTGCATCATATGAAAAGATGGAAACATTAATGCATGACCTGTAGGTAAGGGTGGCACAACACCATAATTATGAAACTCAGTGCCACCACCTTCATACTTGCCTGTATTCAATGGCACAACCACAGTTAGGTCAGCTGAGTCATCATGGTGATAAGCGCCTTGCTTCTTGTCCTTGATGTTGTAATTGGCTATCTGGATAGAACCAATGTTGGCACAGTGTCTTTGCCACAATGAAAAAAATATTGGATTCAAAACTGTTTGTACCATGTACCACATATTTCTATGTAACTCTGGCATCTTTTCATGCAGTATAATTTCAGGTATCTGCCTTAATTCATCCTCACTATCATTAGGTTTAAATCCCATGTTCTGGATTTCATCTACTAACATTTTGCAAAACTGCCTTCTAAATAAAGGCACTTTATAAACTTCAGGATATATTTTTTTTACAATTTTATTGATAGGTGTCTGTTCTAATTTTTCAACACCTGATTGCGCTTTGAATTTTGTGATAATAGGCATAGACTCTTGCACAGTCTTATAAGTGTTCTGGTTGATACACCAATGCGATTGCATGGTCAGCAAATAATTTTTGAAATTATAATTTGTCACAGTAATAGTTTACACAATTTTGCAAACAAAAAAAACCCCAGACTAACTTGGTTGTGGATTTAAAAAGGAATTAAAATCCAAGTTAGCTGGGGAAAACACTACTAAGGTAGTTTTTTTATTGTACAGTAAATAAATAAAGGCTGCGACTTGGGTTTTTAGTTTTGGTCGCAATCAAGTACACTTTTGTTTTTAGAGTATTTTGTTAATACACAATTGACCTAGTACACCTTTTATTTAACTTATAATATACCTATTTGATCTGGCTTCATCAGCATACTCACTCAAAGCCTTGTCTGGCTCAAATGATATATCACGTTCAATACCTAAACCAAAAGGTAATTTAAGTGAAGCTAACTCATTCAAACTAACATAGCCTAACTCTGGTGAGCCATGTCCTAAGTCACACAAGCCAAACATTGTGTCACCATCATCTTCGATTTCTGATATCAACCAAGTACCGCTACCAGTTGGGTTAAACAACTTCAGCCATGGTTTGTTACCAGCTGTATCTCTTGGGTTACTTTTGAGCTTACCCAGTATCTCTTTAGTCATTAACTTCATTACACTATCTCCTCAGATGAGATTTCAAACCTACCTTCATAATTTAACATTCTTAATATTGATGCTTTGCTAGTATCTAGTTTTACTTTTTCAATCGTTACATAAAAAGTATCAGCAGTTTCAAGATCGCCATACTCTTTAAAGTGCATCAAAAGATATTTTTTCTTTAACTTTCTAGCTTCAGCTAATGTTGCCACATATCGCGATGGGCGTTCCTCTACACTACCTTCACTTACATAATATACAATCATTACACTATCTCCTTAAAAACCAGCTAATTTCATTAATGCTTTTTGTACTTTTTTTATTTCTGCATCACTCAAGCCATCCAGATCATAACCCTCTCTATCTATAGCATCTCCAATTTCATAAGCTATTTCTTCAGCTGTAGGAGCTAGTAAATTTTGAGCTATCATTTTTGCTTCTTTTGCTTTCATGTTTCGTTCCTTTTTGTTGTTAATTATTGTTACCACATACAAAGAATACTACTTTTTGTAAATAAGTACAACTATTAATACATTAATATATTAATATTTATACATTTTTATAAGTTATTGTTTTTACTACAATTATGTAAATAGTGTACTTAGTTTTATATTAACAGTTGC